TCCAGACATAAACGAAATGGAAGATTAATGGAAAAAATTACACACTTAACGTTTGCCAGCGATATCGAAAGTAGCGACGTACAACGTCGAATAATTGCAGGCGTAGTACTGCCATTTAATAAAATTGGTACTACGAGCGCAGGCCCAGTTATTTTTGAAAGCGGAAGCGTACAGATCCCAGAAGCGCGACGCGTTAAATTGTTAGCGCAACATAATCAAACAGACCCAATAGGTCGCGCACAAAATTTCCAAGTTACGCAAGATTTTATTTATGGCACTTTTAAAATTAGTGCTAGTTCCAAAGGTACAGATTATCTAACTCTAGCCGCAGAAGATTTAATAAGTTCTTTATCTATCGGAGTAGATGTATTAGAAGCGAAAGAAAATTCAGACGGAGTATTAGTTGTATCTAGTGCCGTAATGAAAGAAGTATCCTTAGTGGAATCACCGGCTTACGCCGATGCCGTCGTTACAAAAGTTTCTGCAAGCACTAGCGAAGCAGAAGAAGTAAAACCAACTCAACCAACTACCGAAAGTGAGGCTATCTTGGACGTAAAAGCTCCAGAGCCAACAGATACACCGGCGGAAGCGACTACTCCAACAGTAGAAGCCGCACGTCCAATAATTACAGCTCCATATAATTCACAAACCGTAAGACACGGCATTACTTCTATGGGCCGTTATACAGAGCACAAAATCAAAGCTCAATTAGGTAATGAAGAATCCAAACTTTGGGTAACTGCCGCAGATGACAGCTTCACTACTAACCCTGCATTTTCACCTAACCAGTACCTTCGTAATGTGGTTTCAAATACTAACTTCGGACGTAGTACTATCGATGCTTGTACTAAAGCAGTATTACCACCTGAAGGCATGAATGTAATTGTGCCAACACTTGTAACTTCTGCCGGTGGCGGAAATGGCGTAGCTCCAGTAGTAACCGTAGAGCCAGAAGCCGGAGCAGTACAAAATACCGGAATGGTCACGGAGTTCATGACAGCGACTGTAGCTAAGTACTCAGGAATGAACACTATGAGTATCGAGCTCATCGAAAGATCTGGACCTGCCTTTTATGACCAACTTACACTGCAATTACAGCGAGCCTATTTAAAAGCTACTAACGCAGCCGCAATTACTTACTTAACTACTAATTCAACTAATGCTGCTACAACTGCGGCAACTGCGGCAGGATTAATCTCTTACGCATCAACCGAGCCAGTAGCTGCATATAAAGGTACTTCATACTTTGCGCAGAATTACGTAGGCGGAGTTTCACACTGGAGCACTTTACTTGGCGCAGTAGATAGTACTGGCCGACCAATTTTCAATGCTCAGTATCCAATGAACGCAGGCGGATTAGTAGCTCCAACTGGAATTAAAGGCAACGTATTAGGCCTTAACTTCTCAGTAGATGTTGATCTACCAGCTACTACTATTGATGGCTCTGCATTTATTATTGTGCCAGAAGCAGTAACAATTTTTGAATCACCTACGGCTTACATGAGCGTTAATGTGGTTTCAAATCTGCAGGTACAGGTAGCAATTTATGGATTTATGGCACCACTTGTAACTATGACCGGTGGCGTTCGTACTTTCAACCTAACCTGATAAGTTAGATAAATTAATAATCTCTAGGGCTTAGTAGCCCTTAGCCCTAGAGAGCTAGTAGAAAGGGGTAGCCAATGGCCAGTACTTATACGACTATGCAAGAATTAAGAGATAATTTAGGAATTGGCACTTTATACCCAGATTCCGTAGTCGAAGAAGTTACGCAAACGGCTCAAGATTTATTAAACCAATATCTTTGGTTTAACTCTGCGCCAATAGTGGCTACCTCAATAAGTAATAATGTGGCTACAGTAATGTTAGCTAATCCCGGAATATTTGTAACTGGTCAAAGCGTAACGATCGCTGCAGCAGGAAATACATATAATGGATCTTATACTTTAACCGGCACTATTCCATTTTCTACTGGCACTGCAAACCTTTTACCGGCTATTTGGTGGAATTGGGCTTCACAAACTTACCCCAGTGGTTACAGTTTTATTCAGTATTCCAAAACAGCTAGCGATGACCCTTTCCATCGTGTGCTGCCCTACGGTACGGCAACCGGGCCAGATCATAAAACAGCCAGCTACGCGAACACGCCAGCTATCCGTCAAGCTAGCATGATTCTCGCGGTAGATATATGGCAGGCCCGGCAGACTTCAATGGCAAGTAATGGCATGGACGGAGTGTCTGCATCACCTTACCGTCTCGGTTATCAAATGATAAACAGAATTCGCGGTCTGATACAACCATACGCTAATCCTTCTTCGTTAGTCGGATAATGCCAGCCGCAATAACTACCCTTCGCAGTACTTTAGCGACGACTCTAACTAATGCCGGAGTTTGGAGCACTTTTGCTTTTCCTGCACCTCAATTACTAGCTAATTCAGTAACAATAACCCCAAGTGATCCATATATTACGCCTAGTAATAATTCTCAAATAAATATTTCACCTATGGCTAATTTTGATATTTTAATCGCAGTACCGGCCTTTGATAATAAAGGTAACTTAGCCGGTATGGAGACTTTTATAGTAGCAGTATTTAATAAACTATATGCAGGTAGTTTAGTCTATAACGTTAGTAGTATCTCGGCTCCGTCAATTACTACGGCTGCGAGTGGAGATCTTCTAATTTGTAAAGTAACCGTTAATATCCTTACGAGTTGGAGTTAAACAATGACTACAGAAGCAGAAGCAATAGCCTTCTTAATTAAGACAGGCCAAATAAAAGATGCACCTAAAGCAAACAAACCAACAGCAGCACCTATAGAAGAAGACAAGGAATAACCAAATGGCAATTTATTTAAATAATAACGTTGGAGTTAAGTTAGCCACCGCCGGCGCTCTTACCACTCCTTCTATTGATATTAGCGATCACGTAAGTAGCGCAGTATTAACGCAAACTTTCGACGAGCTAGAGGTCACCTCTCAGGGAAATAATTCACACGTTTTTGTAAAAGGTTTAGAAGCCGCACAATTATCGCTAGAATTTTTTAATGACTGGGCAGCTTCTCAGGTTAATACAACCCTACAAGCAGTTTATGGACAAACTATCTCGGTATCTATGATTACTGTTAAAGGTACTGCAGTAAGTGCCACAAATCCTACTTATCAATTTTCTGTATTGGTAAATAACCTTACCCCAGTAGGTTCAGGCGGCGTCGCTGATACTGCCAGTTCTAATATAACTTTTACTGTTAATTCAACAGTAACTGTATCTACTAGCGTAGCGTTCTAAGGGGATCTAATGGCAAGGCTAAAAATCACAAGGGCTAACGGCGAAGTAACAGAGCATAAAATTACTCCTGCTGTTGAGATGGCCTTCGAAACTAAATATGGTTCTGGTATATCTAAGATGCTTCGGGATTTTGAAAGACAGAGTGAAATATATTTTTTGGCTTTTGAATGTTGCCGAAGAGCAGGAGTAGTTACTCCTTTAACTTTAAATGAGTTTGTAGATAGTCTGGAATCTGTAGAGGTATTAGAGGACGAAAAAAAACTTTAGGGCGTGACACACTGACTTATACGGTGGCTTCACTTTCCGTAGAGACCGGTATCGCGCCTAAAGAGTTTGTAAATATGGACCCAGAAATGCTTAAAGCTATTATCCAAGTTTTAAGCGATAGAGCTAAGGAGATCAGAAATGCCAATAAACGTAAGCGGCATTAAAGAGATGAAGAAAGCTCTAGGTCTAGTGGATAAAGATTTATTAAAAGAAGTGCAGGGTGAGATACGCGCAGCCATGATCCCAATTAGGGATAAAGCTAGAGGATACGCACCACAAGATACGGAAGTATTATCAGGCTGGACTAAAGCGCAGGGAATTATTGGCCCTATGAAATATCGAACTTTTCCTAAATATAATCACCAACAGGTAGTAGATGGAATTAAATATAGTGCCGGTAGTAACAAACGCAATAATAAAGGTTGGTCAGCTACTAATTACGTATTTAATCAAAGTGCGCCCGGTGCCATATTTGAAACTGCAGGTCGTAAATCTGGTCCGGCTGGCGCAGCGTGGATAGGCCTTAAAGCAGATAATAACAATAAAGAAATTTCTCACTCACTTAATCCTCAAGCAGGAGCACAATTTATAGCTGCGATGCCTGCTTTAGTAAATGCAAGACCTCAAGGTATGTCCGGTAATAACAGAGGATATAAACAGAAGGGCCGATTAATTTTTAGAGCTGCAGCAGAAGAGCAGGGCCACGCTATGCAGCGCGTATTGAAAGCATTAGATAAAACTGCTAATACTTTTCAGAAACGCACCGAGATTAGGCAGGCTATAAATGGCTAATTTAATATTTTCGATTTTATCTACTTTTAATGATAAAGGTTTAAAGAAAGCCTCTAAGCAGGTATCCCTTTTTGAAAAGCAGACTAAATCTTTACAAGCTACTTTTTTAAAAACCTTTAGCGCCCTTACTTTATTAAATTATAGTAAAAAAGCCGTAAATGCTTTTATGGCAGATGAAGCCGCAGCTAAATCTTTAGAAACTCAGTTAAAAAATACTGGCTACGCCTTTTCTGCTCCAAGCGTGGAATATTACATAGCAAACTTAGAAAAGATGACCGGCGTATTAGATGACCATTTAAGGCCGGCTTTTCAAACTTTACTTACAGCTAGTGGCTCACTTACCAGAAGCCAAAACGCTTTAGCCGTTGCCCTTGACGTATCGGCGGCTACTGGTAAAAGTGTAGAAGAAGTTAGTCAGGCTATGGCTAAAGGCTTCTCTGGGCAGACTACGGCTTTATCTAGGCTAGGGGCAGGACTAAGTAAGGCTACGTTAGCTACTGGCAACATGGACCTAATAATGGCCGAATTGCAGGATAAATTTTCAGGGCAAGCTAAGGCTAGATTAGAAACTTACGCCGGAAAAATGGATTTATTAAGAGTATCTACAGCTAGAGCTACAGAAATTATAGGTAAAGGATTATTAGATGCTTTGTCAGCTATTGGAAAAGATCAGTCGTTAGAAAAATTTGGTAAAGATTTAGAAGATACTGCTACATCTATATCTTATTTAGTAAGTGGAGTGGCTCAATTAGTAGCAGAAATAAATAAATTGGCAAATATTAGAGTAGGTGGCGGCAGTGTTTTAGATTTAATTTTAAGAAATTTACCAGTTATAAGTGCATATTATAATGCTGGTAAATCTGCTGCTGCAGCCGCTAATGCTCCAAAATCTAATTTCGAATATAGTTTAGGTACCGGCGCCGCTTCTGAATTAGCCAGAATACAAGAATTAAAGGCACGTAAGGCTTTAGTAGTTCAACTCAAAGCAGAAGAAGCATTAAAGAAATTAAAAGATAAATATGACGTCGAGCGCATAGGCTTAATGGCTGCTCTTAATTTTGCTACCGATGAAGAAACTAAATTAAAAATAGCCGAAAAATTGGCTATCCTAGATGGCAACGCTGCTAAAGCTGCAGAGTATTTAGCTACTAGAAACGCAGAGCAGTCTTTAGAAGAGTTTGCCAAAAAAGCAGACGATGCAGGTACAATTTTAGTAGATGGTGCTTTAGAAGCTTATAAAAGATTAGCTATATATGATCCGGTTAGAAACATGGCACCGGGTCAAGGCGGCTACGGTGGTGGTGGTGGCGGTGGTGGTGGTGGTGGAATTACTACCAATGTGCCTAATGGAAATAACAGTTTATTTACTCAACCATCGGATACTAAAGGCTCTAACTATCTACCAGTAGAAGTAACTTTAGAGTTAGCCCCTAATGCTGGAGAGTTTGGCCAATTAATTTATAACTCATTTTTGATTAATCAACGTAACGGATTAGCCCAAAATTATGCCGGTGGTAATTTCTAATGGCTATTCCAACAGTTTATGCGACTATAAATTTTTCTACCGGTCCGTCGTTTGCTCAAGCCATGATTATCGGTACTGGTGTTTTTGGCACTAATGTATTTGCAGATGCTACCGCAGTTATTGTAGATGTATCAGACCAAGTTAATTATATTAAAACTCAACGCGGCCGTAATTCTTTATCTGACCAATTTCAAACCGGTACTTTGAGTATGAGAATTATAGATCAAAATGGAGACTTTAATCCGCTTAACGTATCAGGACCCTATTATTCTCTTCTTACTCCAATGAAAAAGGTACAGATTACAGCTTCTTATAATGGTACTTCTTATTTTTTGTTTTCTGGATTTATTACTTCTTATGTAAATACTCAGCCTAAAGATGCTCAGGAAGTAGCCTATACAACTATTACAGCAGTAGATGCTTTTAGATTAGCAAACCTAGCTCAAATTACTAACGTGGCAGGCGCTACCGCAGGAGATTTAAGCGGTACCCGAATAAATCAAATTCTGGACGAAATAGACTGGCCTACAACCATGCGCGACGTAGATGCAGGTTTGACTTATTTACAGAATGATCCGGGCGTAATTAGGACTTCTTTAGCTGCCATGCAAACCGTAACAGATTCCGAGTATGGTGCTTTATATGTTGCGGCCAATGGAAGTTTCACTTTTCAAGATCGTACAGTAACTGCGTCTTCCATAGCAGGCACTCCTACAATTTTTAAAGATGATGGCACTGCTATCTCTTATGCTAATGCTGCGTGGCTTTTAAATGATGCTTTAATATTTAATTCTGCAAGCGTTAGTAAATCTGGTGGTACTGCTCAAACTGCTAGTAATGCAGCTTCTATTGTTAAATACTTTTTGCACTCTTATTATTTAAATGATTTACTTATGCTTACCGATGCCGAAGCTTTGGATTACGCTAGGGCCTACGTCGCAAGTCGCGCAGAAACTACGATCAGATGCGATTATTTAGAATTAGATTTATATACGCCTAATTATAATTCAGGGATCATAGCTGCTATGGAATTAGATTTTTTTGACCCTATATCGGTTTCTACTACTCAACCGGGCGGATCAGTGATAACCAAGACTTTACAAATCTTCGGCGTGTCTTACGTCATAGCACCGGGAGTATTCAAGACCGTATTTACTACACTTGAGCCTATAATTGATAGTTTCATAATCGGAACCGATTACGGAATTTTCAATCAAAACGTACTTTCATACTAAGGAGATCTCTAATGGCAACATTCCCAGCAGTTACCGGCGACGTTTTGACTGCCGCGATTTTTAACGGCTTACCAGCCTTTACAGTACAAACCGCTAAGACAGCAGATTATACAGCCGCTAGTGGTGATGAGTATCAACAATTAATACCTATGAATAAAGCAACTGCAATAGCATTTAAGATACCAACAGATGCTACATATAACTTTCCAGTAGGCACAGTTATTACAGTATTAAATATAGGCGTAGGAGTTTGTACTATTGGTGCGGTAACTTCTGGCACTACAACAGTATTAAGTGCTGGCACAGTTGCAGCATCTCCAACTTTAGCGCAGTATAAATCAGCAGCCTGTATTAAAACTGCTGCTAATGCTTGGTATGTAGTTGGAGCTATTGGTTAAATGTTAAATATAATTGCAGCACAAATAGGAGTGCCAAGTCCAGCAGCAGGTAACACTGTTCAATATGTAGTGGTCGCTGGTGGTGGCGGTGGTGGTTATGCAGCTGGTGGTGGCGGTGGTGGCGGTTATCGCACTTCCGAAGGTGGCTCTGCATTATCAATAGCATTATCAACAAATTACACTCTTACAGTAGGTGCTGGTGGTGTTGGTGGTAATGGTGCTGGTGGTGTAACAAGTACACAACCAACAATAGGTGGTAATTCAGTATTCGCAACAATAACTGCAACTGGTGGTGGCAAAGGTTCAACTTATGACGCAACTACTGGCGGAAATGGTGGAACAGGCGGCGGTGGTGGTGGCGGTTCTGCCGGTAATGGTGGTAGTGGTAATACTCCTTCAACTTCTCCGTCACAGGGTAAAAATGGTGGTAATGGTTTCAGTTCAGCAGGTGGCGGCGGCGGCGGTGGTGGTAGTGCTGGCACGGCTGGTGGTGTTGCTGATGACGTGAATTACATTGGCGGTGCAGGTGGCACTGGTTCAACAAGTGGAATAAATAGTGGCAATTATTCAGGTGGCGGTGGTGGTCGTTCAGTCACAGGCGGTGCAGGTGGTTATTACGGCGGCGGCGCAGGTGGTAGTGGTAGCGGTGCTGGTACTGCTGGAACAATTTATTCAGGCGGTGGTGGTGGTAGCGGTGTACCAGCTGGCGCAGGTGGATCAGGCATTATCATTTTAAAATTTAGCAGCACATTAACTGCAACATTTAGTGGTGGTGTTAGTTATACATCATCAACAGCAGGCGGCTACACATTAGTTGGCGTTGAGGCAGCAGGATTATCTGACACAGTGAGTTGGGCATAATGGCACATTACGCATACATAGATGAAAATAATTTAGTGGTAGCAGTTACAGTAGGCAAAGACGAATCCGAGTTAATAGATGGTTTAGATACAGAAACTTACTATGCACAAGGTACGCCATACACAGTAAAGCGCACTTCATTTAATTCTAAAATTCGTGGCAATTTTGCCGGTATTGGTATGACTTATTTACCTTTAGAAGATATTTTTATATCGCCTAAATGCCACGATGAAGCAGTCTTAAATGTTAAGGCTGCTAAATGGGATTGTAAGAATTTAGATCATGACATTACTTTCAGCTAACGGTTGGGTAGCTTCTAAAGATCCGAACGAAATAGGAATTAAAAGCTATCCAGTACCCGGTACTAAATTAAAAATTAAATGTGCCGAGCACGTTGCCCCTTTATTGGTTACCTTCGCGGCCGAATTTAATCAACATATAGAGCCAATAGACGGTGGCCCTTTAGATGACTGGTCTTATTGTTTTAGGCAAGTTAGAGGATCTGTAGATAAATTAAGTAATCATTCTTCCGGTACCGCGATAGACCTTAACGCTACTCAACACCCTTTAGGTCATTCAGGTACTTTTACTCCAATGCAAACCGTGTTAATACAAGCACTGGCTAAAAAATACGGTCTTAAATGGGGCGGAGATTACAAAAATAGAAAAGATGAGCAACACTTCGAAATAGATTTAACGCCGGAGAAAGCCTCTGCGTTAATAATCAAGTTAGGACTAAAACATGAAATATAAACAGATGTTTTTATCATGGCTTAGGGCTTCGCTAGCTTCTGCTGGCGCTTTATACATGGCAGGTACGACAGACCTTAAAACTTTAGGTTATGCCGCTATCTCAGGCTTTATTGGTCCGGTCTTAAAATGGCTGGATCCTTCGGCTTCTGACTTTGGCCGATCTAACTAAATGAAAGCGTCGGACTGGGCTGGCATATTGGTAGCGTTTTCTACGCTTACTGTGGCCTATGTCAGCTCGATCCGATGGCTAGTTAAGCATTACTTAGTAGAGCTTAAAGAAAATGGTGGCAGCTCAATAAAAGACTCCGTTATTAGGCTAGAGGAAAAAGTAGAAATTTTGTATGAAATGATGATCCACAAACAATAGAGCCTAAATATAATCTATAGCCTTAGCGTGTCGGTAATTGCTTATTGTCGGTGCTTGGCTTTACCCTTCTATTATCGGTAACGTCGGGTTATCGGTAGTAAAGGGCTAATATGAAATATATAGATTACGCTGCCTATTTAATGCTGGCAGTTTGTATAGGTAGTTATTTCTACTCCATCGGTTACAAAGATGGAAAGCGTGAGGCGCATTTACTGGCTTCTAAATGGCGTAAAATGGTGTCTAATGATAACTAAAGCGCCTGCTGGTAGGTACTGCGATTACTGCAAGGCCCAATGGGGCAGGCTCAAAGACGACTGGCACCCTAAAGCTAAAGTGCAAGCTGTAATAATCTGCGTCTCTGAAACGCATCAAGGCAAAAATAACGAAAGAGCATACTGCGAAGAGCACCGAGCAGAAATATCTACTATGGCCGATGGCTCAATATGGCCCCTAGTCGATCAAATGGAGACAGGCAGAAAACTCATGAAAGCCAGAGCAGAAGAAAGGGCGAAGCAAAATGTTTAATTTAAACGATTATGAAGGGGCTGCCGCACGTATTAAAAGAGTTCATGATAATTTTCCGATGAACAGATTTAATATAAGGGAGTTAAAGATCGACCATGATAAAGGTTACGTATATGCAGTTACCGAAATCTATAGAGATACAAACGATCTAAATCCTGCTGCGGTAGATGTTGCCTACGAAGCTAGATCAGATCGCGGCGTAAATAAAGACTTCTGGGTAGAAAACTGTATTACCAGTAGCTACGGAAGGTGCGCCGGTCTCTTATTGGGTGTAGATAAACGGCCTACTAAAGAAGACATGGAAAAGGTTCAACGCCTTACCAATGAGCCTATAAAGTCTGACTATGTTACAAATTCAAAGCCTGTACTACCACTAGCTCAACAATTAGCCGAAATATCAGAAAGTCTAGGCTCTGGTGAAATAGAAAAGGCTCCTATCTGTAATCATGGTGTAATGGCTTTAAAGCAGGGATCTAAAAACGGCAGAGATTACTACGGTTATACCTGCATTATGGGTAAAACTAGCGGCTGCGAATCTCAGTGGTATAAGTTAAATTCCAGTGGTAAATGGGTGCCGCCTACAAAGCCTGCTTTTACGGTGTCGCCTTCTTCCGGCGCTAACGTCGATGACATGCTTGCAGGTAATACGTGATGGGATACGTAGAGATAGTGCAAAACGGCCTAATAGCTCGACTTGAAAACGGCGAGTTAAGATCTGTAACTAGATCTGCATGGTGCGATAAGTGCAATAGTTTGCAGTCAGCTATAGGCGGAAAAGGTGTAGAAATCCTTAACGATACAGATAGGCAGGTAGTCTTATGGATCTGCTCCAAGTGCCGCAAGCTATAAAAGTAATTCTCGACCACGCGCAGGAAGTCGAAGCTCACACTATCGGCTTCCGCCGTATTCTTGAAATTAACGGCCGGCCAGACCATGCTAGTAGAGGTAATAAATCTATTAGTTACCATGAATATATTGGCGAGTGTGCAGAAGCAGTAGGAGCAGAAATAGCGGTAGCTCAGTATTTAGGCATCAAAAACTTTACTCCTACTGTCAATACTTTTAAACACGAAGCCGATATAGGTGCTCGAATAGAGGTTAAATGGACTAAGTACGCAGATGGCCATTTAGTTATAAGAGCTAGTGATCGTATTAATGACGTGGCTATATTAGTTACTGGTAGAGGTCCGGTCTATTCCATAGCTGGCTGGATACCTATCATCATGGCTAAAAAGCCTAAATATCATCATGCTAGCTACTTCGATCACTGGATACCACAAAATAATCTATTTCCTATTGAAGATTTAAGAAAGAGTATTTATGGACCAGATAACCTTTAACTGCAGGCGTTGCAAAAAGAAAACTACCGGTAAGTTAGTTATGGAGTTTGACGAACTACTACCGCCGGGCCTTAAAGTCTTAGAATGCCAAGAACCTAAGAAAAACGGTATATGCGGAATACTAGGGGTAGAATTAATTCCCGACTTGCCGTCTGACCTGCGGTTATAGTGCTATCTATTGACAGCATGGGTACGCTTCACTCGCGCAGGGCGAGCCGCAAGGCGATCAGCTCGCTAGGCGCAGTGATGCTATCGGGCGTGCTATGTAGTAACGCTGAAGCGGCTACACCTGTAACAGAAATATATAAAACCTATGCTCATATAAAATTAAATAACCACAAAGAATATATATGTTTAGAAGCGCTTTGGAATAAAGAAAGTAATTGGAATCCATATAGTAATAATAAGAAGAGCACTGCATACGGCATACCACAATTACTTAATATGAAAGAGAAAGACCCTTACAAGCAGATAGATCTAGGGTTAAAATATATATATGCGCGTTATACTACAGCTTGTAACGCATGGGCCTTCTTCAAAGCTAAGGGTTACTACTAATGAATAGAGGCAGTGATCCACGTAAGAGCCGGACTTATAAAAAGCAGAGGTTAGTAGTGCTTAATCGTGATGGTTGGTCGTGTCATTATTGCGGTGGTGATGCTAATACTGTCGATCATTTAATCGCCATTGTTAAAGGCGGAGATCCACTCTCATTAGATAATCTTGTGGCATGTTGCAAGTCATGCAATTCTTCAAAGGGGAGCCGTAATGCGCCCTTTTTTTTAGCGCAGAAGGCGAC